GTCAGGAGTAAGGACCGCGAGATAAACACGAGACAAATCCGTAATGCGCAAAGCTACCCATCCACGTAGAGCTGGGAACAAGCCAGTCAAGGCAAAGGCTGGTGGGACGAAAAGTCCTGCAGGCAACTGCGAAGCTACCCTCAAGGCTGGGTCTAAATGCCTCCTGCCCGACGCTGGGGCCGGGGCTCTCAAGGAGTCAAGCAAAGCAGGCCAACCGGGGCATGGTACCGGAGGCAACACTGGGGTTCGCCTAGAGAAATCTGAAGCCCCAGGGCAAGCTCACGCCCAACGAGCCGGTGGTGCTGCTTCAAGCAGTGCCGTCGTTAGTCAAGTTAAGGAACCTGCAGGGGCCGTGCAACGTGTTGCCGGAAAGGATGCTGTGGGTTCTAAGGCTAAAAGCAACACTCCCCCTGCCGCCAAAGTGGGCACTGGAACTAGTGCTCACGGACCGACGCACAATGGTGGCGGTTCTGTCTGGATCCATGATCCTGCCAAGCCGGACTCGAAGTCTAGCGGTGGCAACACCCGTCCCGCAGCCGGACCCAAGCCTGCACAGGACGCGAAGGACAAGACGGAGAGCAAGCCGGACAGCAAATCCGGTGGAGTGAAAGCGCCAAACCCCAAGGCTGGCGGTGCTAAAGGTGGCAAGTCCACCAATGGCGCCCCTCCCCCCTCTTCCCCCCCGAAGACCAGCCAAGGGAAACCTGCTGAGGATCTCAAGCCAGATAAGTCTGGTGCGAAGAAGGCAGATGCGCGTGCAAAGCCACTTGACAAACAAACCCCACAAAGAGGGGGCCCGCCACCGCCTGTCAAAGGGCAGGAGGCGGAAGGGGCTGGCGGTCGAACCAAAGACCGACACGTGCCAGCTCACAGTCTTAACGAAACACAACGGGCCGTACTAGCCCGTGTGTTCGGAAAGAATGTTGTGGAAGGTGGTAGTACCAAGTACCACTCACACCCGTTCATGCATGAGTTGAGGATGATGGTGCAGCAGGAGGCAGTTAGGCCCCGCGCGCTACTCCTAGCCAAAGCTGTGACACAGGGAGCGATAGACGCGACCACGACTGCCACCGAAGTGGTGCAGTTTGCATTCGTAGTGGTTGGTGGAAACCCCGGAGTAGGCCGTGACGGCCGAAAGGTATTTGCCATCAAACCGCAACTCGATGCCAGGGACGCGAATCGCAACGCAACCGCATTGTCCAACATTGCAGCGAAGAGCCGCATTGCCAGAGTGTACGACACAGTCTGGATGGACGTGAAGGAAGGTTGGTTGCCAATCCCCATGTGCCACTGCAGGCTGGAGGGTCACGTCGACTCAGGCCCGTGTGAACAGTTCCGGAGCTGGATGATTTGCGGTGCCTTAGGGCCGCTCCCAGCTCCTCTACCTTTGCTCCGACTCGAAGAACTATTGAGTGCGGAGGGTGGAGTTGTGCACGACAACGGAACACTCGGAGGCTGCGATGCGCCGAGGGATTGGATGTACCTGTCGACAGACGTGCTGTACAACCAGGGTGTAGTTGATGCGCTGGTCAGAGACGCGGGCAAGAGAGGAGTACCCTCAGTGCACGCTGTCCAGACCTTTGACCATCTCCCACAGGGTGATACACAGTTCCCGGGTAGAATACTCGGGGAGGATTTGCCTCCGGAGGGCGTCGTCACGAAGAAAGGTGATGCCATCCGTTACCGTGTAGACCCGCAGTCCGTGTACGAACACGGTATGCACATTCGATCTGGCCACAACTATCACGAAAGTGATGGCACAAGAGCAGCTATCAGCTGCGAGGAAGTTGTCTCTGCCGAGGGTGGTGTAGCATATTGTGTGTGCACCATTACTAGGGCCACTGAGTCAGCTGGGCGCGACCCTGACGTCCGGCTTTACGGTGAGTCGTCCCGAGAGGGGGACATCGTCGTCGACCCAGTGGACTTCTCGGAGAGTAAAGTGGACCTGCGAACCGAGCGGGCCCAGCAACTTTCTAAAGGATTCGAGCACTACAACAGTGGAGCTCTCCTCTACTTGCCGCGCGGGAAGGCCGCGTTGTTGTTGCTAGATGAGATGGCTGGAACAGACTCAACACACTTCAGTCGCAAGATCATTGCCACAGTCAAGGACTTTGCCCGTAGCATAATGACTGCAGTAACCAACACTAACTTCATCGAAGCATCGCTCAAGGTCGGCGTCAAGCTAATGCAGGTCGACAGAGAGTTGGCGTACAAGCTCAAGCCCTTGATAACTTTCAAGGAGCGCAACCACTCTACATTGACTCTATTGTACCAGAACGCCGTTAAGGACGTTAAGGAAGCAAAGAATGTCACGTATGAGTGGAAGTACAAAACAGCTTTCGCGTCAACCCTGTTCGCCTACTGCGACACCAGGACCGAGGCACAAGCGTTGAATGTCATCGCAGACCAGAAACTTTCCTCATACAATAAGGCATTGAAGGACCTGCCCGAAGGCAGGGTCCACTTCAGCCGTGACGGAGGAATCGTCTGTGACATCAAGAACGCATGTGTCGCCAATCGTCACCCCGTTGACGAGTTGAATGCCAAAGCCAAGAAATTGGGTGTCGGCGAGCAACTAGAGGGGTTTGACATGGAGCCTTGCCTCGAAGAAACGTGTTCTCTCCACGCTGTAGTGGTGCCGCCTCCGGAAATGCCTGAGGAGTTTAAGACTCCAACGGGCTACTTCATGCAGTGTCGCCACAACCAGCTTGCCTCTGTCACGAATAGGCAGCTCGCATCTCAGACTCATTTGTCTAAGGTGGGACACATTGTCCTGCAGCGAGCATACCAGCTTGTGGCGGAGCGGATTGAGGACAAGTTGCTTGAATGCCCGACCTTGGAATTCAAGTCTTGGTTATCGCGTCGCAGCTACACGGCGACTGTGAAGGAAGCGCTGGAGAGGTCACGCACAGAGCCAATGGACGCGAGGAGAGTAGGTTTCACGACGTTCGTCAAGTTGGAACCAACGCCGCTGGACAAGCTTGAGGGCGACCGCCCTCGCTCGATCCAAGGGCCCGACCAGTACTGGAAGGCAGTGCTGGGGCCCATCGGTGTGTGGCTCGCGGAGGTGTTGCAAAGCATCTTCCCTGGCTTGTGTGTTACCCACGACAAAGGAGACGCTCTTGCGAACTTCACATCCGTTTGCGGTGTGCCACGCTTTGAGAACTTCTGTGACCTGGACGGAGAGAAATTTGATAGCTCTCAGTCAAAGCAGGTGCGGACGTTATTTCAGCAACTGGCTGTGAAGTTTTGCGAGCAAGCTATGGAACTTTTCGATGAGGAATTGACCGCTGAAGAGATGCGGAATGGACACATTTCGAAATTCACGATACCCGTGACTCGAATTGACAGAGACGCCATCGCGGAGTACTGGGTCCATTTCACAACTGCTGATACCATGCCATCAGGACACCCTTTCACAACAGTGTGCAACACACTGAACCAGCTCATTTACACCGAGTTTTACGCTGCGTGCATTCGCTTCCAAGCAGGGTTGCCCGTCTTTGGTGACCGCCCACAACCGTGGGGCGAAGGAAGCGCTCCTCAAGAGGACATAGCTGCTTCTATCAAGCAGGCTTTGGAGGGGAAGCACGGAGTCCTGGTGGTGCTGGGTGCTCTAACTGCCACGCTGGAGGCTAGTGATGAGCGTTTGAGAGGATTCGTTAAAGACTTCGTTGCTAACGCTGCGAGCGCTGACCACTCGTCCCTGGTTGCAGGGGACGACGGAGTGCTCCGTGGTGGGAAAATCGACCCTGAAATGCTGCATGCAGCTGCCAGGGTGCTAGGCCAGGAAATTAAAGTGGGAGAAGTGTTGAGTGATGTCGATGGGATCACTTTCTGCTCCAGGATTTGTTTCCGGGCCTCCGATTGTCGAGTAGTTTCGGTGTATGACGCCAAGAGGGCGTGCCCAAAGCTTCTTGTCTCGAACGAGATACACGAGAAGAACAGGAAGGGCCACGTCTTTGTCAAATGTGTCAACGCCGCGGTGAACGGGGGACCAGGGCTGGTGAGGAAGGTTGCAACAACCATCTTAGCCAGCCCACCGTTCGCCAAGCTCAGTCTGACTGATAGGGCCTTGGGTCGTCTAGCCGAGAAGGTGGCGAAGGACAAGAGGCCTGAGACTAGAGCAGCGACAATTGAGAGCATCATCACGGCAGTGAAGGATAGACGTTGGTCTGTCCTCCCCGTGGATGACGATGTCCTTGCCAAGGAGTTCGAGTTTTATGGGTACGATGTTGGAGTAGGACACAACATCTTTGATCGTACCCGTTGGCGAGTGCAAAGTTAGTAACGACCAGCCGTCGGAGGGGGGGTAAAACTCTTCCGACGTTAAAGAAATCAGGGTAATCAGCTAAAAGTACAAGATACAAGTTAGCATTATGGCACGTTCAAGAAGCGCAAAAGCGAAGGACAAGTTCAGAGACATTGACCCGAAGAACAAGGAGTACGAACCAACTCCAGGCATGCCCTTCTCTGGTAAGAGAGTAGTGGCTAGAGCCAAACCAACCACAATCACCGCCGCCAGTCTTTCATACGTGCGGGCACTCTACGACCCTGTCAACTTTGGTCGTGGAGTCGGGATTCCAGATGAGTTCACCATCCAAAGCCAGAAGGTTTCGGTTTCCTCCAAGTTTATGTTCACAACTGGGGGTGTTGTTGAAAATGCGGCCGGTTTCGTTGCACTCAATCCGCACTTGCTTATAGCAGGTGATTGCGAGTGCATTTACGCGACCAACTCAGCATTTGACGACTTGGTGATAAAGTCTGGCACCTACGCCACTGGGATTACGAGCCACACCTCTAATTCCCCGTACGTCATCAACGATTTTCGAGCCAAACACAACTCGTCTTTGACGTATGGCTCAAACGTTGGAGTGACTGTTCCGGCCAACAGGAGGAAGTATCGTCTTGTCAGTTGCCGGATGCGTGTTACCTCGCAAGCGAGCACAATTGCTCGCCCAGGCGAGATGGTCGGTTTGATTCATCCTCTCCATGAAACGCTTGTCGGAAATTCTTTCGAGAAACTGGCAACGTATCCTGGTCATGCAAGATTGACTGGTGAGAGGGGTAATGTCATGGAATTGTTCTACACACCAGTTTGGAAGTCGGAGAGAGAGTATCATCAGGCTCTCCCGGTTGAGGTCCACGAGGATGACAATGGCGCTATGCAATGGTGGATGGACGGAAGCTCGGTACGTTGGTTTCCGTACGCCACCTACGGCGAGGACGACACCCCAAAGTCGTCTATCGTTGACCTTTGCTCAACAAGGCAGCCATTTATGGTTGTCATGGTGGACGGAGGAGACGAGAATGCCTGCTACGTCGAGATCGACGCCACCTTTGAGGTCGTCGGCATTGATGTAGGCCAACTTGCAACGCCTAGCCCCAACCTGCCCGCCGCTATGGCAACACAGCAACAGTTGTCTGCGTATCTGCCCACCGCTGGAGCAGCGAAACCCAGCGGAAAGACGTTTGGAGAGAAAGTCATTGCCGCACTACCCGCAGTGGCACAGACAGTGTCCAAGATTGCCGCCGGTGATGTGATCGGGGCGATCGGCCACGGAGCTTCAAACTTTGCCAACCTGTTCGCCTGATCTTCGTGAGAAGGCAAACATCCAGTACCTAGTATGCTGAAAACACCCACAGTAAGTCCTACGCCC